AGTAACCGTCCACTGAGTCTCCTGATATAACTTGTTCCAAGTGAAAGCGGTCGGCATCGTCAACGGATGGCTCATGCATCTCGTCCTTGTTGAAGTCGTAGTACATACCGGGAACGCCTTTGAAGTCCTTGTCGATGCTTACTATGATTCGTCTGTCGGTTCGGTTGGGTCTCTCGGTAGCGAGTATCGACAACACGTCGTCCGCTTCCAGGTTAGGCCACTGCACCGTACCGTACTCTTCGTTCATCCACTCCTTGAGCGGTCGTAACCCTATTGGTTTGAACACGCCCTTGCGGTTCGCTTTGTACAACGGGTTAAGTTTACGTCGGAAGTTCTTAGGGTCGGACAGAGCCAACGCCATAGAGTCCGCTTCCAACTTCTCTCGGAACGTTTCTATCCTGTCCACTATCCACGCCTTGGCTACCGCTAGGTCGGCGTGAACGGTCCATAGATCGTCCTCCCATTGTACCGCTTTCTGACACACCGCCGCTCCTTGGAACGCCAACACGTCCGCATCTATTAACATCATCGTCTTCATCGTTCTTCTTTCTCTTGTGGTTTTTCGTAGAAGGGCGACCAGTTGTCTCGGTACTTCTCGTACTTACTAGCCGACCGTTTGTTTCCCGCCATTAGTTTTATTGTCTTAGGTATCCTCAGTGAACTAGGTATAATGTACCAAGCTTTCTCCGGGTCGATGTAACAAGCGATGATGTCCACCTTAGTTGTGTCTATCGCTTTCTTTGTAGTACAACCCGTGCTTGTCATTAACTTGTAGCTACCATATTCGTGCGGACTCTCAGTTCCTTTGACTTGCACTTTCAACGTCCCCGCCGGACACATCACAATGAAGTCGTAGGCTTGAGGAACCGTAGGGTCGTGTGGCTCGAAACCGCGTCTCAAACACTCCGTCCTAAACTCGCTCTCATATACCGCTCCTAGTTGTTGTGATTTGCTTACCATAGTTCTTTGTTGTTGTTGCGCTTTCCAATCCCACGGTACTCGCAGGTCTTGGGTGTCGTATGCCCACGCTAAAGCTAGACACGTATCCACCTCCACTTGTTCATCCATCGATGTATTCCCCCAAGTACTTGAACATAACGTCGTACGTTCGTTGCATTGTCTCGTTGTCGTACAGCGGTTGTGCGTTCATCTTGGGTCCGCCGTGCTTGACGATGTCTCTCATCCAGTTCTTGAAATCGACCAAGTCGGCGTTGATAGTCGCTCCTCGCAACCACATCGCATGTTGTTCTTTGTCGTCGGTGGACAACGTGTACAAGCCTAGCTTAGTCATTAGTGTGTCTCCGCCCAGTTGCGTCCGACTTTGTACTCGCCGTCGAGCGGACAGTTAAAACCTAACGAGTCTCCGGCAAAGCGTATCGCTTCCACCGCCATCTTCCCGTACAGGTCGGCTTTCTCCGGTAACACCTCCGCTTGGAACTCATCGTGAACGTTGGCTACGAATGCGTACTCTCTGCCGTGGCTCCAACCAAGTATCGTCAGGTCTCTGTGTACTTTGATAAGCGCTTGCTTCATGACCACCGCTCCAGCCGACTGTAACAACATGTTAAGAGCGGAGTGTTCGGATCTTATCGGTAGGATGCGACCGTCTATTCCCGTTAGGAAACCACCACGCTTCACCTTCTCCTCGACTCCCTTCTTCAATCGAGCAAGTGCCGGTAGTTGTGCGAGGAAACGCTTCTTTAACGCCGCTCCTTGCTTGGCTGAACCTCCGACTATGTCTCCGATCTTGGCGTCACCTGCTCCGTAAAGGAACGCATAGATAAACGTCTTTGCTTGGTCTCTCGTTTCTAGTCCCGCCGCCTTCTGGTTGACCGTGTGTATGTCGTCTTGGATGAGGTTCTTTGCGTACGCTCCCCCGTCGTAAATGGCTAGGTAGTGAGCGAGGCAACGTAGTTCCAGACCGCTCGCGTCAACACCGACTAGGTCGTACCCGTCTCCCGCTTTAAACAACTCCCTACAGGTCTTGCCGTGGGTCGCTCGTACCGCCGGAACTTGGGCTAGGTTAGGTAGGCTATGCGTACACCGTCCCGTCACCGCTCCGTTCGTGTTGACTTTGCCGTGGATGCGTCCGTTCTTAACGACTCTCATCCAACCGTTCTCACCTTCCGCTACCTGTCCCAATCGTTTCGACACGGTCAGGTATTCCAACAGGAGTTTAGCGGCGGGATGGTTGATCTTCTTCAACACCGACTCATCGATCTTGATACGGCCATCGGGTGTTCGCTCCGTGGGTTCCCATCCTAAGTCTACTAGACGTGCCGCTATCTGATCTCTGCTACCTGGGTTGAACGGTATGGCTTTCGTCTTGTTGTCCATCTTGACCGCCTTGTCGGCTAACGCTTGAACCATATCCATGTCCTTGAGCATCTCCTTCAGCTTGCCCTTGGTCTCCGCTTCTATCGTTATGTCGCCATCCAACGTCAGCGACCAACCCTTCGGCGTCCTCATCTCCTCGACACGCGGTGGAAACATGACCTGTAGCTTGTCCTTTACTTCCGCTCGTAGCTGAGTCAGGTGACTGATGAACGCCATCGCTCTAGCTTCATCAAAACAAAAGCCTCGTAGTTCCTGTTTGCGTATGACGTGAGCGAAGCCGTGTTCAATCGACAACATACGGACGTCGGGTTCCATCGCCTTCAGGTACTGAGCCAACGCATAGGTAACAAGTACGTCGCGTTCACAATACTTCTTCATGTCCTCGTCGTACCGTTCGAAGTTACCTTCGTAGGCTATCTTGTTGATGCCACCCATCCGGTGACCCCATGCGTTGAGACTGTGAGAACCCCACATCTCTTTAGGGAAGTCCTTTCGTAGCATGTCCAAACCGCGTAGATCGCTGTGCATGACGCGACTCGTTATAGCTGTGTCCAAGATGCGTGGTTTGGGTGTGTAGTTGTACAGCTTCTTCAGCGCCGGTAGGTCGAACCCCACTACGTTGTGTCCGCATATATAACCCGCTTGATCCATGCATCGTAGTCCCTCCGGTATTCCTTTGCCGTCGAAGGTGACCATACGTTTCTGTTGTGGATTGTAGACGCTCAGGCAGTGTACTTGTTTCAAGTCGCTGAGTGTCGTGAAGTCTTCGATACCGTTCGTTTCGATGTCGAAGTATAGTGTTACGTTTTTCATTGTTCCTCGTTTTTAGTTAGTGTCTATAGATGTGCGCATACTTTACGCCAGTACTTCGCCGTCTCCGGTCTGCCGTGTCCCTTGGGTCCGCCGTTGTGGATGCGAGCTAGTTGTTCCCACGTTGCGTTCAACGGTGCGTACTTCTTCCAGTAGCTGTGCATGATCGCTTCGGCGTAGGTTCGGTCAACGACCATAGGCCACGTTCCTTCCTTTAACTCAGGCGTGTGTCGGACTGCGTCTAGCCAATAGCCATAGCTGATCTGGTACGGACCAAGCGAACGACCGCTGTCGCCCACCGCCCACGGCGTCTTCTCTCCACCGCTCTCGACTTCACGCATAGCTTTAAGTAGCTTCTGACGTCTAGTACGGACAGTTGTTATCGTTGGTAGCTTCGGTATTAATCTGAAGAATCTGCTTATCATTTTCGTTTAATCTCCCTGTATCTGGTTCATAATAAAGCGTCGTTGCTAACCCCGTCTCACCACTGAAACGGTTCTTCAACACACGCACTCGTGTTTGGTTGGCGTCTTCCGTCGCCTGTTGATTTCGTTCTAATCCTATTACCATGTCGCTAAGTTGCGGTATGGCGTGAGAACCACGGAGGTGAGCAAGGCTTGTTATCGCTCCTTCCTCGTGTCCGGTTCCGGGTGGTCGCTTGAGATGACTGACCAAGACCATACCGCATTGAGTCTCCTCAACTAACGAACGCAGTCGGGTCATGGTGTTGTCGATCAAGCGACGTTCGTCGTCTCCATCGAACCCACTAACGACAATCGATAGGTGGTCGAGGAAGATCCATTTGCAGTCGAGTCCCTTGCAGAGGTAGCGGATCTTGGCGAGCAGGTTGTCGGAGTCACAGCTACCGAAGTGGTCGTAGGTAAAGAACCGTCCGTTCCCCACCGTCTTGTCGAACACCTCTCGTAGCTCTTCCTCCTCAACGTCGTTCTCCAGGTGTAACGGTTTGTTCATTTCTAACCCCATTATCCCCAGACCCGTACGTCTTACCGACTCTTCCAACGCTATGTAACCGATGGTCTCACCTTCGTTCAAAAGCCCCAAGGCAATCTCACGACAGAATAGTGATTTACCGATCCCCGACCCCGCGCAAACCGTCACCAACTCACCGCCTCTTAGACCGTGCGTCATAGTGTTCAGGTTTCCGTATGGGTACGGTTTGGATTCGGTGTTCACCTCCTCGGTTATCTTCTCCCATAGCTCTTCCGCTCCAACGATACCGTCAGGTCGGAAGTCCCTCGCTTCCCAACACGCTTGAACCAACTCCTTAGTCCTGTTGGCCGTGAGCATATCGTTGGCGTCCTTGAGTGGTAACTCTGCTATCTTCGCCCGTCCCGGCGTCAACAGCATCGCGCACTCAGCGGCTCCCTTGCGACCCGGCTCGTCCATGTCGAACATGAACACCACAGTATCGTACCGCTCTAACCAATCGAGAGCTTGAGCGACGTGCTTCTTACCGTTTCCGGCTCCGTTGGGTACGCTTACTACAGGCCACTTGTGGTCGAACGCTTGGCTCAAACTAAGAGCGTCCACTTCTCCTTCAACGACAACGACCCTTTTACCGCCGTCCCTCCACAAGTGTTGTCCATATAGTCCGAGTAACTCACCATTCGTCGAGAAGCTCTTGTTGGCGTAACGAATCTTCTGACCAACCAGCTTGCCGTCTCTCGATCTGTAGTTAGCTACCTGTACGTTTTCCCCTCCGACCGTTGCTATCTGATAACCCCACTTACGGCATGTCTCTTCGGTCAGGTTGCGTCGAGCTATCATCTGATACGTGCCACCCGATACGAACGTTCCGTCGGGACGTCGCACCTCGATAGGTTCACTTGTTTTTGACCCCGTTCTTGGTGTCCATAGATCACAGCTATAACACTTGGTCGAACCATCTACGTTTCTGGTGAGAGCGTCACGACTCCCGCAATCATCGCATGGTTGGTGTATCGCTGCTGGAACCAACTTTTCGGTATCACCTTGTTGCACCATTTAATTCCTTTCTTATCGCACCAAGCGGCGTAGGTAGTCTTGCTGCCTTTGCGAATCTTATTGTTAGCGTTTTGAAAGACTAAGCGAACGTCC